AAGCTGAAACTTCGCGCCATTGTTCGGGGACCCCGGTTGCGTCGCGCTGACCGTGGTTACCCAGCCGGACAGTAACGCAATCGTAGTCGTTGCCCCCGGAACGAATACGACTTCTGCGCTCACATCCCAGTCGCCGGCAGTCAGTGAAATGGACGTGACGTTAGCTGCTACGTTGGTCGTCAGTGATACCGCACTGCCGGTCGCCACATTTGCGGATATGAACTCGCCTACGCTGCCCGCGTTGGCGTTGTTGCTCGTGGTCGTGCCGACGATGCCGTTTGTCTGGCTCGGCGTGAAGTTGCCGGTGCTTGATAGCGTCGTGAACGCTCCGGGTGAAGGCGTAACGCTTCCGACACCAGCCGCAGGCGGGCTTGCGAATTCCGTTTCGACAAACGCTGTCGTCGCGACCTGGGTGGTGTTGGTGTGCGCCGCCGCCGTAGTCGCTGTCGCCGCGCCGAGTGCCGGCGCATTCAGACTGGTGATGTCCGAATTCGCGCCGCTCGATGCAATCGTGAGCGCCGCTTTGGTCTGAAACGAAGGGTCAACCGCCGCGCCGCTCGATGCGAGAATCTGGCCGGAGGTGCCAGGTGCGGCGAAGCCTACCGCACCCGTGCCTTCACCGAGCAGGACATTGTGGGCGCTTAGCGTGTTCTGACCTGTGCCGCCGCTCGCCGCGCCAACGGGCGTGGTCGCGGTTAGTGTCGTGAAGGCGCCGGCTGCCGGTGTCGTTTGCCCGATAGGCGAACTATTGATTGTATTGCCTGTGACCGTGACTCCGCTTTCCGTGCCCGTCGTCACGTGTAGTCCGACCACGGTCGGGTTCGGGTAAGTGCCGCCAAGGTCGCCGCCCGCCGGCCCGGTCGGGCTTTGCGCCTGACCGGCGAGAATGTTCAGGTCAACCGTTACCTGCTGCGCGAGCGAATTTATCGCGGCCTGCACTTCTTCCGGAGGCACGTCCGTACCGGCGGAACGCACCTGATACGGAATGATTCTGAATTCATCACTCACGGATAGCCTCCAGCCGTTGTGCTGCGGTGGGATATCCGGGTGATTTTACTCGCGATGCGTGCCGAAGCAGAAACGACTCAAGGCCGCGCTGAAAACCACGATCAACGGCAAATTGATCCGCTTCGAATTCCTGCTGTTCGCACATGGCATAAAAGCCGCGCCAACGGAAGGTCACAAGCCGCCATATGCGTTTAAGCACGTGCCGGTAGCGAAGATGACCGCGCTCGTGCACCATCACTGCCGAGCGTTCGGCGGCCGAAAGTTTCCAAAACAGATCGCCCACTTGAATCGTCCCCCACGGGGTGGTGCGCGCGTAGAAGTTTCTCATCGCGGCCCCATCTGCGGATCCTGAACCGTGTCAGGATGGATCATGCCCGCCGGCCCTTGTGGTCGGGGCTGACCGGGTTGCGCACCGGGGCGCGGAGTACCTGCCACTCCGGGTGCCGCCCCGCCGGGTACGCCCTGCTGTCCTTGCGGAGGGCCAAGCGCCTTCTGCATCTTCTGATTCATGGCCTGCTGGTGCGCCTGAATGTGGGCGCGGAACAGCCCCATCGGATCGCCCGTCAGGGTCGCGCCGCGCATGTGCTCGGCAATGTGCCGCTGGTCGTCGTCCGCAGGGTGCACCTCGGCGGGCAGCCCGTTGTGCATCATCAGGTTCTCATCCGAAGGCTCGACATGGAACAGGTTGCGTTCGTCGATCAGGATGCGTGGCCCGACTTCCGGGCCGAAGATCTGCTCGGTTCCCATCTCCAAAATCGGGCCGACATTCAACCGCCGGCCGTCGAGTTGCTGCGGTGGGATGCCGCGAAGGACGTTCATCCACGCGATCATCTGCTGCATGCGCTGCATGCCGGTCTGGTACGCGGTGCCGCACCAGCGGAAGAAATACCGCTCGTTGAAAGCCTGAACCGGGATTTCTTCCTGCTTGGCGCGCGCCCCGACTTCGCCCATCGTGACCACGGTCAGTTCTTTCGTGCGGAACTGCCTGTCCAGCTCGAACATGCGTTCAAGCAGCGGGTTCAGGATGCAGCCTTCGTACCGCTTCGCGTGGTCGATAATATTGGATTGCTGTTCCTGCGCCTGTGCAGCGGCTTGCGCCTGATTCTTCCGGCCCGCCGGAACCTTGCCGAGCATGGCGTCGTTCACTTCCATGCTCTCGTTAATCTGCGCCTTGATCGCCTGACACAGGGCCACGGCCTCCTTGTAGATCGGCGGGAACTCTGCAAACTGGGTCGTCTTGGGGTTGGTCAGCCACACGGCAGCGAGACCCATGACCATCGACTGATAGTTCGGGTTCGCGAGCGGGTCAGTCATGACAATGGGCAGCAGCGCGTACTGCGCGCTGTCCTGGCCCATGTTCCAGTAGTCGTTCAGGTTCCATTGCAGGTACTTGACTGGCTCAACGCGCGAGATACCGTAGATCGTGCCCTGTATCCTCTCGACCGGCGCCGTGATCAGCGGGCGCTTCTTCGTCCAGAAGGGGTTACGGATAATGCCGAGAATGACTTCCGGGCCGGCGTAGTAGATGAAGACAGGCTCTTTGCCGCGCTTCTCGTCGAGTTCAAGGTTCGTATGAACCTCGTAGATGAGCGCGTACTTGTACGTGCCCTCGGTGCGAACCCCCGCGTCGGCCGCGCGGCGCTTGTTCGGGACGCGCTTCTGACGGCCGCCATCGGGCTCGTTCAGATTGTCCATAATTTCCTTCGCGTTCCAGCCGACGAAGACGCCTTCGTCGATAAACTGCTGGACGGATTCCTTCGACAGCCGCAGGCGCACCGCGGTCGCGGTCGCGCGCTCGATGTCGTTCACCGTGGGCGGGTAGACCGCGAGGTCATCCACCGCCATCGGCGTGATGTCGGGCATCTCGTCGATCACTTCCTTCTCTTCGAGATCCCATTCTTCGTCAACCGTCACATCTTCCGCTTCCACGCCGGCCTCTTCGTCGGACAGGATCGGCGGTTTCCTGATCAGTTCCGTGATGCGGCGCGTCGTCTTCATCCAGTCGACATAAAGCAGCCACTGGCCGGAGACATCGCCGGAGAGCAGATCCGCGCGGACGATATCCTTCAGATTCGTCTTGCGTATGTAATGCTCTAGCAGCGCGAGAGTTGGGAACGGAGTAACACTTGAAGGCCCGACCGCGTCCACGTGCTTATAATTTGCGGGGAACAGGGTTGCGAGAGTGCGTTTACAACGAGCGTTGATGGCGTCTCGCACAGCGGGGATGTAGCACTGAGAATTTCCAGTGTACTGCTGATTCTCATCGGGTCGGGCGTTGTAGATGTTCCAGTACTCTTCCACCCAATCCGACTGTTGTTGCTTGTTTTCATAGCATTTCTGGATCTTCGGATAGAGCTTCGCCGCCTCGATGTAGGCGTCCGATGACATGTCTTCGGCCCAGTTCTCGATTTCCTCGCCCGTCTTTTCAGCGTCCAGAGCCCGACTATCGACGGTCTCGATGACGGGCTTTTCCTCCTGCTTTTCTTCTTTCTTTTTGCGGGCCATAGGTTAGCCGATGACTTTCCCTGCAAGCTTCTTCGCGAGCGGCGAACCGCTGTTCCGGTCTTTCGGCGTGCGCGAAGGCCGGTCGTCCTCTTCGGGTTTCTTGGATGTGCGCCCGAATACCGTATCCGTTTTCTTGCCGCCCCACGGTACGCCGTGGCGCAGCTCGACGGACTCCGACCAGTTGCGCCCGTTGTTGCCGGCGCGATCCTTCTTCGAGACTTTCATTTCGTCCTCGCCTTGTGCTTCACGTCCGCGTGCCGCGCGATGATCTTGCGCTTCGCGCCCATGGGCGGCAACTTCGCACCCTTGCCCGGGGTCTTGCGCACGTCGCGCGCTCCGGACTGGCTGCCGATGTCCTTCGCCTCGCGGTGCGCCACATCAGCCGCCCATTTTTGGCGTTTTCGGAGACTTGCTGTGCTTCATGGCAGGGTCTTTCGACTTGCCGCCATTCTTGATCGCAGCCTCCGGAGCCTTCTGGCCGGGTTTCGTATAGACGCGGTTCATGCGCCCTTTCTTGCCTTCCATTTACAGCCCCTTGCGGCGCATCTGTTCGCGCATCGGGCCGGAAGGAAGACGCTCCGGAACGCTCTGCGGCTTGCCGTCGCAGCCGCCCTGCTGGACGCCCTTGTAGAAGTCAGTCGGCTTTTGCGAAGGGGCTTTGGGGACGATGGTACGGGAAACGGCCATGACTCTATCTCCGTGGCAAAGTAGTGAAGTATTGCGCTCCATGCGGATTAGTAGCCGAATGAAGCTCATCCGTCAAGGAATTCGTGCCCTGCGAGGATATCACGAACGCCGCGCATTCCAGACCCTCGATCAGGGTCCGGTGCGGCCCGCGCTCCGGGTCCGCCTGCTGCCGGCCGTCTTTGCCTACCGGGAAGCAGTAACCGCCGGCCAGAGCGTTCAGCGTGTGCTTCGCGTTCGAATCGACGAGAAAGAGCCGCCTGCCTTTCATCTCCGTCCGGATCATCGGGCTCAACGCGCCGCGCGCCATCGTGGGGTAGGCCGCGCGCATCGGCATGAGCCTGGCCGCACGCATGGCCGCCATCAGCGGCATGCGTTCCTGCTGGTCCATCACGTCGGCCGGTAGCCACGCCGTCAGTCGCGACCTCGGGAACGCGGCCCGTACAAGCGCAAGAACGTCCGGGACCGCCTGCGCTGGAGCCAACGGCGACACCCAGTCGGCAACCACCACGATTCGCTCACCCTCCACAGACGCCAGAACAGCCGTCGTCTCGCCTCCAGTCGCGTTAAGGCAAAGCGCGAGCGCGTCGCGCTGAGACGGTTCATAGCCGTCCGTAATATTCCAGGTTCCGAAGTCTTCATACACGATCACTCCCGAGAACACGCGCTGCGCATACGCCAGCGCATTCAGGATATCGCGCTTGCCCGACGGGAAGTTCAGTATCTCCGCGACAAGCTGCTGGTGCTGGCCGGTGCCGCCCACCAGCACGATGTCCCCGGCTTCGAAGAACGGTTGCAGGCCCATGATGAACTGTTCTTTCGAACGGTCCTGCGGTGCGCTGATCGCCTTCAGGGGCAAACTCTCACCGCGCCGCAACATCTCCGCGCGCATCGGCTGGAGCAGCCACTCGTCGAGCGAATTCTTCTCTATCGCCACAGTAGCGGCATCAAACCGCCTTGAGGTTTCAAAGCAATCCCGGATGATTTCGTCGGGCTTCCAGTACTCGCCGGAACTGGCGTGCACGTAGATCCGGGTGCCGAGTCGACTAAGCACAACGCGACCGGTACGGTCAGAACTAGAAATATTTGCAGTGCGAGCAGGATCGACGACGAGTGTTTTCGGAAGCCATGCCGCAGGATCGAGTGCAGTTTCACGAATGTGCTCACTTACAAAAGGTTTGTCCTGACTGCCGATTGCCAGCAGCATGTACTCCTGAAGGAACCCGCGCAACTCTCCCGCGCGCGCCGCCTGATCCCTCTTCTTCCTGACCCAGTCCATCGGGTAACGCTCCGGCCACAGCGCAACGGTTGCCGGGTCGTCGATATCGCCGTCACAGATCGGATAGCTGCGCGTGGTCCAGTCGGGGTTGCCCCGCAACCGCGTGATCATGCAGTCTTCCGCGAGCGGAGTGCCTGTGACCCGGATCTTCCCCTTCTCCTTGTCCATCGCAGGCATCAGTTCAAGGTAGATCTTGTTCATGGTCTTCTTGACCGCGTTCGAGTCCTTCACCCGCTCCTTGTTCTCGATATCGTCAAGGTACGCGCGGTCGGGCCGCAGATCATGCCACTTGAAGCCCCGGATTTCTTCTTCCCACCCGTGCGCCTCGATCATCACACCGTTCGCCAGCTCGATCTGGTTCTCGTTCCACACGTTGCCGGCGAGCTTCTGCTTGCCGAACAGCGTGAGAATCTTCATGTTCTTCACGGCTTCGAACTTGATCGCCTCAAGCCGCTGGCAGGCTTTCGTGTACGTCTCGCCAAAAATTATGCAATACCCGAAGTTGCCAAAACACGCTTCAAGCAGCAGGTGCTCCTCCGACAGCGTCGACTTCGCACCCTCGCGAAAAGCCTCGATCAGGACAAACTCATCCTTCGCGCGCCACAGGTCCAGTATCTCGACGTGGAACGGGGGACTCGCCTGCGGATGCCGGTGCGGGAACACCATCGCGCTTGCCAGCGCGCGATCCTCGCTGATGATCCGCAGCGTGGCTGCCGAGGTCAGGCCCACTACTGAACCGTCTCCCAGGCGGCGAGGCGAAGAATCTCCCAGTCATTCGGAGCCGGCCAGTATTTCGCAGCTAGAACGGGAACGTAGAACATGATCAGGCCAGATACGAACTGGCTATGTTCACAATGTGCAGCACGCCGTCGACCGTGGTCGCGGCCTGCCCGACCACGGGGATACGCAGCGAAATGTCGGTGTGCTGGGGCAGGATCACGTTACCCGGAATGATTTCCTCAAACGGTGACGTCGCCGTGATACTGAACACATTGCCCACGTTCATCGCGCCTGTCTGCGCGACCAGCGTATTCGAGTTGTCGGCCCGCGCCACGCCTGCGGTGAACGCCGCGCCGCCCGACACCGAGGCCTCCAGCGAGGCGACGACCGCGACAAACCCGTTCGGGACCGTGTACACCGCATTCGCCACCCGGCCAAAGCCCGTGCGGATAACGCCAAGGTTCGCGCTATTACTGTTCGCGACCAGCGATATGTTGCCGGCGTTGGTGTTACCGAACGCTCCCGACACCACCACGTAGGCGTTGTTCACCCGCAGATAGGCGTTGACCGTGTTCACCGGCGTCACCCCGTTCAGTGCCACGTTCTCGCTGACCGGATTGTAGCTGGCGTCGAGGCCCGTCACGAACACGACCCGCGCTCCGCTGCCTGCAATCGCCGTATCGTTGGCCGAACTCGAACTCAGGTTCAGAGTGCTGGCCGCCGCGAGGTAGGGGTAAAGCGGAACCGCCGCCGCGTTACCGTAGCAGTCGTAATTCCCCGTGGTCGCCAGTGCGCTGGCGTGCCCTACCGCCCCCACCACGTTGACACCGGCGATCAGCCCCGCGCCGGCCGCGATCAGGAAATCAGGCTGGTAGTTCCCTTTCAGCAAATTCGTGATGTAGCCGTTGGATGACATGGCGCGCCTCTGTTCGTGAACTGGAATTCCGCGCCAGTATAGCCCATCGATGTCTTTCCGGTTCGCGGTTCGGGATTGGGGTCTGCAAAATTTGGCACCCCGTCCGGCGGGGCAGGCCAGGGCTCCCAGAGTTAGGGTAAACCCTTATAAACACAGGGTAAACCCTAACCCGAAATGCGAATCACTATCATCTAACCATGACCCCGAGGCAGGTTGAAAGGTGTTTCACGGGCTGAAGATTACAGTTTGCGGCTAAGTGCTTGATTCTAAAGGCATTACAGTCCTTACGCGTTTGACATAATAAGTGTTATCAACCGTTTGCACCTTACAACCAGCGTAAGGCGAGCTGCGGCTTGGGCGATGTTTTGGAGGCCCGCACACCGCCTCGTTTCGCAATCCAAACCGCAAATTGTGAAACATTGTTCCATAGGTGGAAGCCTCCGGATCGCGGGCACGCGCGACCATAATGCAAATAGCAAATCGTTTTGCCATACGCAAACTGGAGAATTTCTCCAACTGGCTGTTGACTTCCGTTTTGCAACTGCTATAGTGAAATCACACCAACCGGAGACCCATGATGCATACCGAAATCGTATTACTCGCTGGCGGCTACATGGAAGTCACATGCTACGATCCGTGGATGCCTGAACTCAAACGCCATTGGGTCATCCGTCGCACCGTCGACTACTCGAGGATCTGCCTGCAATGATCACCTATATCGTTCTCTACCCCGGCGACATCTGGACCGGCGCCCGCTTCGCCTGTGACGACGGCCCCGATCTGGAAACCGCAGCCGATGCCTTGGCTTTGTGCCTCGGATTCCGGAACCGGGACGAGATGATCGATGCGAAGCCCGGACTCATAATCGGCTTCGCTCCCCTGCACTAACGAAAACGGGCTCTCTGAGCCCGTTTCTCTTCCTAACCCTCATCTACCCCTTCATTCTCCTCCGGCAGGCCCGCAGCGGCCCGAATTACCGCCTCGCTGAGCTTCTGGTCCGCAATCCGCAAACACTCATCACACCATCGATGCCTGCGTCTCACCATTTCCACGAGCGGCATCGTGAATTCCCTGCCACAGCCTGCGCAAAGAACTGAATCGTTTCTGATCATTTACGTTTTCCTTTCACTGTTCCTCCTCAACTCCCTCACCCTCAGCTACCCCTAAAGGGGTAGTGCTGAGGTTGAGTAGCTGAGGGAAAAGGTTGAGCGTGAGGTTGAGAAGGTTGAGTAGCCTGAGGGAAATTATCTGCAAAGCCTTATCCATCGGCCTTCCCGGCGAATCTTGCCTTTCGCGCCAAGCTTGAGTAACGTGCGCTTTATGTTGTCCGGACGCGGATGGTCAGGTTCCTGTAAGGGATTCTCGATTTCATCCTCCTGAACCGCTTTTATGATCTCCTTTTCCTCGATATTCGCATCGCTCAACCCGACGAGTTCCTCGATGATGTGAAGATAGTGGCGAGCCTTCGCGTAGTTGGCGCTAGTCTCGAAATCGCCAGCGCGCGATTTCTTGCCGGAAGTTTTGGGCGCCGTTTCCTGACACGGATCGATTACGCAGCTCGTGACTGCGTCGCCATCCTCGTCGGTGTACAGATCGACAACCCGCAAGTGGTAGCCGTACCGCCCCGTGGCTGCGCCTTCTTTCTGTTTCTCGACAAACGCGGTGCGCAGACCTTCGGTGCCGTCCACGCGGATGGTGTTGTCGGCGGCGGCAAGCAGGCCGCTCCAGCCCCGGATTTCGCCCGCCTTGTTCGCGTGGTGGATGAGGATGACCGAGGCGCCGGTAGCCTGAATGATGCGCTGCGCATCGTCGATTGCCTGCCCCATATCCTCGGACGTGTTCTCGTTTGCTCCGGGCGTGACACTGGCGAGTGTGTCGATGACCACGATCCCGATGCCCTGGAGCGCCTGCACCTGCTCAGCCGCTTCCAGCATCTGGTCGTGCAGGCTGAACGCGCCGCCGCGCACGTAGAGCGGCACGCCGGCCAGATTGACATCGTGCCCTTTCCCGTAAGCCGCGAGCCGGTTGCCGAAGCCGCTGGCGCCCTCGGCGGCGATGTAAGCCACCCCACACTGGCGGGTGCGGTGTCCGCGCCACTCGACACCGCGCGCCACGGCCGCGACCATGTCGAGCACGAAGAACGACTTGGAAGAACCCGGCGCGCCGTACACAACAATCAGTGAGCGCCTCGGTAGCACGTGTTTGACGAGCCACTCGACACGGTTGCCGGCCGCGAACTGCGCAGCGGGGACGAAGGCGCCGGGAACGAGCGGCCGCGATTCCTTTTCCGTTCCGGCCATGACAGACCGCAAGGTGCTCATCCTGCCCTTGTAACTGCCAAGCGAAGCCCATGTTTTGTCGAACTTCTCGTCTGAATGTTTGGCCGAAGCCGCCGACCATTCGTACGCCAGTTCGCGGCCCGCGTCGCCAAGCTCGTGGTGCACGCCGCACAGCACGCGGAACCAGTGGTCGTAGTCTGCGCCGGCGTTCGGGTGCCGCTTCAGCAGGCTGGCGACTTCTGTCTCTGTCTTGCCGACCGGCTGCGCTCCGAACGGATCGTCGTCCGGACCCAGAACGCCATGTCCGATATATGAGGCGCCCGGTTCACGGACCTTCCAATGCCCTGCGGCAACGCGATCCGCCGCAAGTACTTCGAATGCGTCAATAACGCGTCGAGCGTCAATGCGCGTGAGTACAGGAAGTTGATCGGCTTCCAGTCCAACGATCCCTTCCCCATCCAGTCCGTTCCACCACTCATAAGGCTTGTTTGTAGCGGGGTGAATGTGATACGCAACCCATTGCTGACCGTCGCCAAGGACTTCGACGTGATGATCGTGTTTTCCATCTGTGTAGACTCCTGATGACAG